CGTTCTTGGAAGCCAAACCTTCAAAAAGTTCGCATTCTTGTAAACGGCAAGCCTAAGCGCGTTTGGGTTTCAACCAAGACTTTGAAGTCTGGTAAAGTTACCCGTGTCTAGTGACGAAACGGGCCCGTCAGATCAACGATCTGGCGGGTTTTATTTTTCTCTAAAAACGTGCATCAAAGTGATTTGTGCATCATTTGTGCATCGGCCTCACTCAAACAAAAATAAGCCTCACTTCAAACGAAGTGAGGCTTATTTCATTTCTATTGAATTGATTGCACTAACGTAATCGTTGCGTATCCAACAGTTGGATAGATGGTGACGCCATCTTCAGTTGTCTGCCAGAGTTCAATATGTCCCTGCCGGGACTCCGGCCAAATTGCCGGAGCTGGCAAACAGAGTGCCATCCGCATTGACACTGGTGGTCAAAGTCGCGATCTGCTTGTGACTTGCATCCCCGACCTTGACCACTAATCCGTCCGTCGATGCAAAGGTCTGTGTCTCACCATCTTGAGCAGCACTCAGCATGAAGTCGTGTGCCGTGTCTCCAACGTTGCAGGTGGAGGCGTCAATTGTAAGTGTGTTCATTCGCTAGCCCTTCTTGTACTTGATCTTGCCAGTGGCCTTGCCATATTTGTCTTGGGCAACGATATAGCCGTACTTACCGCCCGAACGTGGTTGTCTCAACCAAACTCGTTTTGGGCCATGAAGGATTGCATCGAAATTGACTACATCCCCAGCCTTGAGCTCAGCGATGTTTCCAGCGGTGATTTTGGGCTCTTTGTGAAGGTGGAGCGGCGTTTTAAGTGTGAAGGCGCCCTTTTTCTTAACCCACGTGCTAGCAGACTTAGTTTTCTTCGGCGTTGTCTTCTTGTGCAGGTCAACCACTGCTACATTACCATCTAGGCTGAGACCGTGGTAGTGGCTAGTAAACTGCCAAATGGCCACGCCGTCAAGGGAAGGGAAGTAGCCGAAGTTAGCAGTAGAAACCGCGTCATCAGTTGGGTAAGACGCAACCCAAAGGCAGGTCCCGAACTTCTTGACTACTTGTTTATAGTCGATATTGGTCTTGAGCACATAGGCGCCAGAGTAGAGGCCAGTTTTAAAGCCTGCCTTCTTTACCGTGTCCATAAAGGCGATAATTGCTGCAGTGTTCGCCGCCTTGTCGCCGTGTACGGTATTCCCGTTGCCATCCTCATAGTCGAGCCAGAGGTAGCGACTTTTTGCGATGTCGATATTAGCCTGCTTGGCAACCTTAACGAAGAATTGAGCTTCCGCTTTGGCCTTGCTTACACTAGAGCCAAATTCTGCGTAATGGTAGGCGTGAGTATACATGTGCCCTTTTCGTGAGCTTGCTACTTGGTAGCGGGCCAAAGGATTAGTGTAGCTGGTGCCTTGTGTCAACTTCACGATACAGAAATCTGCGCCTTTTGAGTGGTAGCCGCTAACATCTCCTGGCTGGTAACTAGCGACGTCCACGCCGTATTGCTTAAAAGTCATTATTTATCCTCCTTGCTTTCCAGTGCTTGATCAGCTAGCTTCATACCCTTAACGGCGTCTTCGACAGCACCGTTAATCATAACGGGAGTAACCCCCTTAATACCTAGCCAGCCCAGGGCCTGCGTAACGGCTTCGACGGCGTATTTACGTTTGGTCTCACCGTCAGTGCCCAAGTGTTCGGCTTCCTGGACCGCAAAAGTAGCCAGCTCACCAACAATGGTAATTGCCTTGCCTGCTGCAGTTGTTTTGTTGATTTTGGCCTTATTTTTGCCATAGATTGCTGCACCAATGGCTACAATTAGCCAGCCCAGCGTAATTGCTAGATCAATCCACGTCTTGCTCATCTTTATCCTCCTTCTTATTTTTTGCATTATAAAGGGGCTCTTGGATAGCCCCTGACATGTATTTAGTTAACTCTTTACGTAAATCGTAAATTTCTTTATCTTTCGCTTCGATCAGCTTGCGGTAATGGTCGATTTGCTTGGTCAGCTTGTCGTTCTCCTTGTTCAGCCGGTCAAACTGATCTGCTTTCTCTTCCTTACTGTTTTTAGCCGTACTGAGCCGGTAAGACGCCCAGTACATCAAGATAGTAGGGATCAGTGGCACAAATTTTGTTAAAAAGTCCTGCCATTTAATAGCGATCTCCTCCTATCTTTCATACTCATCTCGCTTTGTTGGGCTCTTTTTGGCCATGTATAACGTAACTAACAGCAGTGCAATCTCAGAAAAGCTGGTGGTCACCATGTGTGGTTCGCCCATTGGTGACAGCAAGCCATGCATCAGCTCAGTTGCGCTCAGCAGTGCATAGTAGGCGCTAGACGCTGACAGACAGAGCCGGTTTAGCCGGATTGACTTGTCGTGTTGAAGTGCCCACCAGATCAGGCCGGTGCCGGTGACTAGGCCTACAAAACCAACGATAGAGTCATTCTCGATTACTGTGATCCACTTTGGATATGGTGGCCAAAAGAAATATTGCTGGTGGAATAACAGGATCAAACCAGTAGCAATTAAATCACCGCCAATAATTGCATGAAGTGGATCATGACTAATCCTTTGGATCAGTGTTCTTACTTTCTTCTTCATTCTTGGCTGCCTCCAATTCTTGCTTGTATTGAGTGGCCATAGCTGACAACTTGGCGATTTGATCGTCCTTTTCGGCCAGCATTTGGCGGAGGGCTTGAATGTACAATTCGGGCTTAATGTTTTCTTGTTCCATTTTTAGCCCTCCTTACTTAGTGGTGGTGGTGTCGCTAACGGTAAGCCAGCCGGTCATTTTCTTAGATACGATAGCCAGAATTTGCGTGTAAGTAAGCCCCATAAAGTTAGCCCCGTCTGGCAAATCTGCCTTGCTAATGGTTGCACGCGCGTTAAAGTAGTCAACCCCGGTTTGGTCTTGACCACTCAAAGAAACGATTGCTTCAGTAATTTCCAGCTTGCCTTCTTCATTATTTGCGTAACGGAATTCCATTGAACTTAATTGTGTAGTCATGATTTTTAAATCCTCTCTTTCAATTCTTGAATTTCTTCTTTTAACTTTTTAATCACCGGCAATAATGCAACAGCCAGGCGGTCGTATTGGATACCTTCCACTTGGCCTTCTTCGCCATAGGTTACTAACTTGTTTAAACCGGCCCGGTCTAACTCGTCTGCAATCAAACCATAGTAATAACCGGGCTTTTTATTTTTAGCCGGATCGTTCTTGTAACGCTTAACCTCTGCCTTGTCCAGCCAAACTTTAGGCGTTAGGTTGATTAACTTGTCGCCATAGTCCGCAAATTCATTAGCCGGCTGAATGTCTGTCTTGTATTTAGCGGCAGAAGTTGATCTAATCAGTGCCCCGTCCGCGGCAACATAAACGTTGGCCCCGGCTGAAGTAGTCTTAATATAGGTCGGGTACATGTGGATATAGTCGGCTTGGAAGGCAATACGTGCATTGCCGCCATTCGCTTCGAAGTTGATCCAGTCCCTTGCAGTAACGTTGAAATTGGCTGCATGAACAGAAACCGAATTGCCACGACTATCATGGTTAGCTGGAATGAACATCCAAGCGCCGGAGTGGTTGTAATATTCGCCTGTCCCTACTGAAATTGTAGGTTGCGCGTCCAGTCCAGAAGGGTAAGAACTGTTGATTGGATATCTCGGACCAGCTGATAAATACAGTGTGGAGTTTGAATACAAATAACTTGCGTAATTAACATCATCGGACAATCCCAGACCTGAGCCTGCACGAAAACCTAATGGTCCGTAAGTGTTAGTTAATAAACTATCTGCGTCACATGAACCGCTGTAAATAGTAACGCCGTCACGGCCAGTAATTCGTAACCCGTCTTTTGAGGCACTAAAGATGTCAGCATCACGGCTAATGCTCCCGTAAACCTTGCTACTGTCGCTAGACCAGTAAGGTAACTTAGAGAATTGAACATTACCATTTTTGAAGGTTACCCCTTGACCGCTGGAGTCAGCATTGGTTAAGCTGTCGTCTTTAATCCAGGTCCCGTTTGGGTTGCTACTCGTGTAATTGTGGAATCCATCCTTATTAATCCATAAATCCGAGGTTGAATTAGCTTTGTAATGGAAACCGTTATTGTCAATCCATAAACCACCGCCATTATTAGGCTGAATTTGGAAAAACTTATTATCGAGGTCGATGTTGAACATGCCATCTGTTGAATGTAACGAGCCTTTGGTAAATGCTACCTGGCCATTATCCAAGTTAATAGACAGATTATTACCGTTGATTGTACCGGCAGTAATATTGTTAGCATTTAAGTTAATAACGTTGATCTTGCTTGCATCAATGCTCCCGGCCACTAATTGATCGACCGTAATCCCTGTAGCCTTTAGCTTCTTGGCAAACGCCGCCCCGGTAATGGTTACATCACCATCAAGCATTATCTTTTTACCGGCTATTAGCGCATCGCCACTTGAAGATACATTAATTGCTGACACCACTTGTCCATTAACCAGTGCCGACAAGCTAGCGTTACTTGCCGACTGATTAAGCAATGTAGCGAGCAGCCCGCTCCCGTTTGATTTCTGTACATAATTAGTTATTTGGTTGGCTTTTTGATCAACTTGCGAAATTTCGTTTTCTGCGTCTTCTGGCGCTGGGCTCCAGTCAGTTGCTACGTTGCCTTTTTCAACTTGGTAATGATTAACACTTATGCTATATCCAGTTGGTGCCATATTGAGCCAGAAATAAGGGCTTGGCGATTCCCAACCTAATTGCTCCGAGTTGCCGATTACAAATGTTTCCTTAACCTTATAAGTAGTTTGGCCATCAACTAAGTCTTCTTTACCAATTTTCGCATGTATAAGCCAGTTATGAGTCGTTCTAAAAAGTCCAAGAGTGAAATTATCATCAAAGTCACTTTTTTTCAGCGTACCATTTTTCGATATAGTCAAAGCCCCGGTTACGGTTAGAGTGTCGTTATATGTTAAGCCAAGATTTGATAAGTGTTCTTTCAAAACAACGTGTTGGCAGTCTGGCCAATAGTAACCTGATTCAAGCGTAATGTCATTAATGTTGGCATAAGTAGCATCATCAAAAATAGCTTTAGCCTTTTGGGTGCCCAAAACCAGATTTCGCCCGCCAACCTGCATTTTCTCAACGGTCGTTTTAACCCCGTTGGCCGTTACCTCTACCGTGGCTAACCGCCCTTCAGCATTGCCAACTCTGCCTTTAATCCCGCTAGCGTCTTGTTCGATCTGTGTAAACTTGCTACCGATTGATACGCCAGTAGATAGCTTGGCATTATCCGCATTGGCAATAGTAACCTGGTTGGCGTTCAGTATGCCTGTTTTAATCTGATTGGCGGAAATATCATCAGCTACAACGGCCGCGCTGTATTTAGCTTGTACCCAACTAGAACCGTTCCAGACTTTAGCGCTGGCAACGTTGCCGTTAGCGTCTGGCGTTGCCCATACACTACCCTTAGTTGGGTTAGGCGGTGCATCGTTGCCCATGTAGTAGCCTGTTGCGCCTGTGGCACCTGTGTTGCCTTTAAGTCTGGACCAGGTATATTTGGTATTATCTCCGCTATCGTTTAGCGAGTAATCAGTATAGACCCCTACATATAGTGCGTTATCGAAATAATCTGTATTAAAATCTGTTGACCCGTCCGCTGAATTGGCGTATGCAATATGAACGTAAGGCGTCTTACCGTCTGCCCCGGCCTTGCCTGGCACACCTTGCGGGCCTTGCGGGCCGGTTACGCCGTTCTCGCCGTCTAGCCCGCTAATACAGTAAGGCGTGCTAGTCTTTTGGCTACCATTGGCGTTATTGGTAATATATCTGATCCAGATATACTTACCCTTAACTTTACCGGGCGGGGTATCTGACCAGCTCCCGCCCGTTATTTGCGTATAACTGGTAGATACGTAATATTGCTCTTTATAGTAGTTAATTGCATTGCTGGCCGTGGCCTTAGCTGCATCGGCTGCTGTTTGGGCTTCGCTAATGTCGCTATCTAACTCTGCCTTAGTCTTAGCCGCGTCCGCTTCGATTTGGCTTTTGACACTATCGGAGTAAGCCTTAGCTTCACTTGTAGCCTTTTCAACGTCCGCTTTCGCTTCGCCGTCAACTACTCGCTTTTGCCAGCTTGCATTGCCTGAACTATCGCGTGAATAAGTCCACAACTCGACATTATTACCGTTTTGTTTAAACCACACGTCACCAATTTTGGCGTTCTTTGGTTCACTAGTAAATGAAGGATCATAGACATTGTTACCGGTTGCCGTTTTACGCGTGTTAGCCTGCTCGATAGCGTTTTGCGTTGGCCCGGTCCATGGTGTAACCGTTGAACTTTGGCTGGCTTGACTAGCGCTGATTGTCGATTCTAACCCTCCGTTAAAGGTGAAGGCTAACTGGTTAATTGGCACATTAAACTTGTTACCTTGCGTGTCCGTTAAGGTTACCCAGTCACCAGCTTCAATGCCCGGGTTACCAAACCAGTTAAGGCTATAAGGATAGAAACTGATGTCTTTAATACCAGTCCAAATCGTGCTTAACGCGTCACTAGTCATGACGTTATTAGTTAACTCGATTTGTGATCCGCTAGTTTCTCCGGCTTGTAAAGTGGTCGTCTTGTCCTCTTTCTCACCAGTTTCCGTAGTGGAGGTAGTGGTTACGCTGACTTTAATACCACCGGCCTTGTAAGTAACTTCATTTTTGGTTAGCCCACCCTGCATGTATTCACTAGGATTAATAACATAATCCGGTGTAGCGGTCGTTCTAATCGTTAATTGGCCGTTGCGGTCAAATGCCGCAAAACCAGCGTAAAATTGAGCAATCCAGCCAATAGCCGTTCTTAACGTTTGGCCGGTAATTGCGCTATTAAGTTTAGGCAAGCTAGGCAAGTGGGTTAAGTCTGTCTGGTTAACAGTTACTCCACCTTGATTAGCAATTTCTGCAATCACATCTAGCATTGTGGCCGGGTATGTCAAAGTAGAAGTGTAAGCTCGTTCTAGCTTAACCATTTGGTCCAGTGCCTTAATGGTGGTTAAGCTATTATTTCTATCGCGGTTAACTTCAGAAATGATAAAAACGCCTAAAGGCGTATATTCAAAGGTGCCGTTAACCTTGATCCCAATTTTAGGCTTAACCACTTGACCAGCCGCAAATGCTTCAATGACGCTTGAAAACTCCGCTGAAATGGAATTTTCATAATTTGAGCCAATTCCAAGACTATCACCAGTGAAGGCCCCAGCATCATAACTCAAAGAGTTAATACTAGTTGCCTGGTAGTCTTGACCATCAACATTAATAACAATGTCCAGTGTTCTTTCGCTGGCTTGCCAGGCTTGTTTAACTGCATCACTCTGTTCTAACACTCAATCACCCCTCTTATTGCTCGACCAAGTCAAAACTTAAGTTCTGCCAAACGTAACCATCTAATTCGTCAGACCAAATTAAAGAGGGCACTGTTCGGTCCCCTACATAAAAGGTCTTGGTGGTTAATCCTCCAATTTCTGGATCTAGATACTCAACTTTGAAGAACTCTGATTTAACCGCGCTTAGAATGGCCTTGGCATCACTTAGAGATAAAGCCCCCCACTTAATAGTTAGCTTGCGTTTAGTGGTTAGCCGGTCACGGTGTAATAGCCCATGCGCATCACGTGATGCTTTAGCGTCAATGTCTTGGATAGCCACATCAAAGGACTGCGGGGCCTTAACCCGTGTCCCAGAAATTGTTAAATGATAGTCCATTAATGGTTCTCACCTCTTAAATTCTTAACATGTTCTTTCCGTTGGCTTGGTTAACCTGGTTAATTCCTTTAATAGCTGCTTCGCCCAATTTGGTCGAATCAACTTGGATCGTCACATTAATTGGCTGATTATTGCCGGCTGGTTGACTGCCCATATTGGCCATTTGCAAGCCCTGAACGATTGCGTTAACAATGCTTGAAGTGAAGTCATTATTTGCCTTAATGCCGCTATTAGCCGTGCCAGCAAATGAAATTTGCTGTTCTAATCCTCTAGGCATCGAAACGCCATTTTTAAAGTTCTCGCCCATGAACGCCATTGACTTTTGAATCAATGCAAGGGCTCTAACCTTGTCAGTTAGTGGAATAACCATCTCTGGCTTATTTCCTTCGCCTACAAGATAATAGCCTTCCTTATTGATTAAACCACCGTTTTCAAATCCAAACCCCTTGGAAAAGATCTTGGACAAGCTGGCCATAGACTTGTTAAAGACGTCCCAATTTCCACCGCTTGAGCTGGAAGAACTGGAAGACTTTTTCTTTTCCTTTTTGCCAAACCGTTTCAAGAAATCTGTAGCCCAGCCAAACAGTTTCTTATTCATGATTGACTTTAAGCCATCAAACAGCTTTATAGAGATTGACGCAGTTTCTGAATTGGATCCGACAAATTTAGAAATAATATATTCCACCAGTTTTGAAGGGTGTGTAATGTCCTTTAAAATGTCTTCGAACGTATCCAATACCCCGCCGGCAAAATCTCCGATTGAGCTAGCAATACTGTTAAGCCCGCTAAAATCAAAATTAAAGTCAAAGTCACCAATACCCCCGGCATAGTGTGGAGCATCTCCCAGCAATGTTTTAGTTTGAGCTGCTGGCATAACTTTGGTACCGGCTGGTAAATCCATAAGTAAATTTCTAACTGCTGGAAATAGCCCGGTTTGGCCGTTTGGCAACTGGAACGCTTCTCTGTAGGTGTCGCCTTCCTGGTCGTTAACCAGTGCAAGCCCGCCAGGGTGTCCGCCAGTACCATTTTCGTAATGGTATGACCAGTCAAAGGACCAGTTAAAGCCAGATTGGCCAACTTTACCAAGTGCCCAGTTAATACCTTGGCCAACCTTTTGAATTACGGTTTGAATTGGTTTAATGATCTTATTTGCAAGCTTGCTAACCGTTGACGTTACGGCATTCCAGCCGCCACTAATCGCCTTGGCAATCTTGCCACCTAATGAACCAGCACTCTTAACTAATGAGCTAAAAGCCCTAGTTAATGTGGTTTTTACGCTATTCCACTTCTTAGACCAAGAAGAAGAGAAACCCGGCCACCACTTGGCCAAACTGGTTGTAAAGTGGTTCCAGGTTTTGCCTGATTCTGTTTTAAGATTGTCCCAAACGCCGCCTTTACCGGTTACATGCTTTTTAACACTGTTCCAGTGTTTCTTCCAGTCCGGGTTAAACGTCTTCCACCAAGTGGATAATGAACTGGTGAATTTATTCCAGGTCTTGCCTGATTGCGTCTTTAAGTGTTCCCAGACACCGTTTTTACCGGTTACGTGTGTTTTAACGTTGTTCCAGTATTTCTTCCAGTCGGGGCTAAATTTACCCCACCATTTAGACAATGAACTGGTGAATTCCGTCCAGGTCTTGCCGGCTTGAGTTTTAAGGTGTGTCCAGACACCGTTTTTGCCAACTACACCATCTTTAATGCTTGACCAGTGCTTACTCCAGCTTTTGCTAAAGGATTTTTTGAAGTCTCCCCAGCCTTTGGTAACGTCGGCCCACTTTTTGCCGAACCACTTTCCTAAGCCGCCGAAGTATTTGGTGATATTACCCCAAATGCCGTTGCACCATTCTCTAAATGGTTTGTTGGTTGCGTAAAGGGTCGCGAAAATAGCCACCAGCGCGGCAATAGCTGCAATCACCGCGCCTATTGGATTAGCCGCCATAACCACCCAAAGGGCTTTTAAGCCAGTCCCTAACAGTTGAACAAATCCAATTAATTTAGACCAGCCTAATTTAATTAAGTCGCCCATGTAACCGGCTAACAATTTGACATTAGACCAGCCCAATTTTGCCAATTCTGCCAGCTTGCCAACGCCAGCTTTTAAACCGTCCCAGGCCAAACCTGCAATAGTCTTGAGGTAACCACCAGCGGCTTTTATCTTTTCCCAGCCTAAACCGGCAATAGTTTTAAGATAACCACCGCCAACTTTTACCTTGTCCCAGCCAATACCCGCAATAGTCTTGAGGTATCCACCAGCTGTCTTGATCTTGCCCCAGGAAATAGAGACTAGATCTTTGGAGTAAGAATAAATGGTTTTAATGTTCGTCCCAATCTCCTTGATCTTGGTAATACCAATACCATCTAGCAGGTCTTTAAACACTGTTTTCTTGGTCCAAAGCTCTTTGGCAATGCCTAGCAAGGATCCAAACTTCGATGTAGCACTCTCGATTGCACTAACTGACACTTTAAACGTAAACCAAGTAATTAGGACCTTAGCAACGTTTGTAATAAGTTTCTGGTGCTTACTTGCCCAACTTGACAAGCCATTTAAGGCGCTTGTAAGAAGTTTCAAACCTTCAATAACCGCTTTACCAGTCCATTTAGCTATTGGCTTTAAGAACGATTCCCAGGCCCATTTTAAGGCTGGTTTAGCCGCATCAATGACGGTATGCACCAACTTCAAAGCGGCTGCCAGCGCTTTAATAAAGTTTGGCGCTAATTGCGTGATCGTCCATTTTGACAAAGGCAAAAGAACGTTCTTGTAACCCCATTCAATACCGCTCCAAATGTCCTTATTAATTGATCTTACGGCTTTTAAGAGAACATCAATAGACTTTAAAAGTGGGCCAAAGTCGATGCTCTTAGCCCATTTGGCGGTTGCCGCTGACATCTTATCAAGGCTTGCCAAAGTGTCGTTAATAATGTTTAGGACGTCTTTAAAGATCTTGGTGCCAGTACCGCCAGACTTCCAGGCTTTATCAAATTCGCCTGCAAGATTTCCAACAGTCTTGTTTAAATTTGTAGCGATAGAGATTAAGTGAGAGAAAATCGAAACTCCCACGCCGGAATTGAAGGCCTTTCTGAACGAGTTGCCAATGTCGTTGCATAGATTTAAAACTTTGTTTAAGGCATTGAAATAAGATTGAATAAGCTTAGTTCCGGCCCCGTTATCAGTCCATGCCTTTCTAAACGCTCTAGCAATGTCACCGACAATGTTAAGCATTGTCTGCAATAGCTTTAGTAAGTTTCGAACTGTTGTTTCGCCAGTACCATTAGTCCAAACAGATTTAAAGGACCGGCCCACGGCTTCCACTGCCTTTTGGAGTTGCTCCCAGGCGTATTTTGCTGCCTTAATGGTCTTGGCGCCTTCCTTATCCCAGGCCTCTTGCATAGGCTTAAACAATTCGCCTAAAAGCTTCTTTAAGTCTTTGGCCGCTTTAAAAGCCCCACCGTTTTCGTCAATTGGCTTGCTGAAGTCTAATAAGTTGGCACCATTGCCACCCGAACCGGTCCCAGTGTCGCCCGTATCGCTGCCAACACTAGGCACCGTCTGTGTAGGCTGTGGAGTAAATGTCTTTTTGGCTTGCTTGTCATAACCGCCATCATCGATAGAATTGTCCTTGTCTAGAACGTTAATCTCATCAAACCCCATTAAGGAATTCTTGAGATCTTCCGCGGCCTTTTTTTGCTTTTCGTAAGATTCCTTGGCCCTGTTATTAGCTTCTTCGATCTTTTTGTTTTCTTGCTGTACAGCCAAACGCCCGGCTTTATTGGCTGCTTGAATTTTTGCGTTTGACTCTCTAACGGCCTTAGCCTGTTCTTCTTGCTGTTTCTTAACCGCTGAAGTTGCTGACTTGGAGGCGCTGGAAGTGTCTTTCATTGCCTGGATTTGGTTATACAAGCCTTTAGCGCCGGCCTGGTTAGCTTTAACACTAGTACCAGTTAACGCCGCAACAAAATTAGCAATCCACGCCGTGGCCTGGCTTAAAGCTGACATCAAGGCATTTAAGGCCGGTAAAACCGTCTTATAAATAGGGTAAAAGGCGGTTAATAGGTTAACCTGAATTTGGTTAAGTGATGCCGAGAATTGCGTATTAGCCTTTAGAGCGCTAAAGAACGCTGACCCCAGGGCCATAATCGCCTTGTTTAAAAGCTGGTAAACAAGAATCTGCATCGCCAGCATTCGCCCAATCGAAACAAGGTTAAGTCCTGACCGGTAGCCCCGGTTAAAGCCATTGCGCGCACGGTTGCCGGCCTGTTCTGCACTATTGCCGAATAAATTGAAGTGGCTTCTTAACCCGCTTAGCATGTTTCTAAGCCCGGCGAATCTGGATCCTAGCCCGGCATTCTTGCGCCCGGCCTTGTCTGCCGCTTCGCCGTTTTCGTTCAAAGACAAGTCAAGGTTATCAATAACTTTCTTATAGGCCTCTGCCTTATCTTCGGTGTAGGCGTACTGTTTGCCCAACTTGTCCTGTTTGACAATCAACCGCTCTAAGGCGTCATTCTGTCGGTCGTAAGCTTGCTGGAATTTCGCAATCTGATTAGGATCATACGTGTATTCCATCTTTTCTTTAAGACTGGCCATTAACTGCTTTTGGTTGTTAATAGCCGCTTCGTTGCGGTCCATAGCCCCGGCTATTTGGTCAAGGCTAGCAGGAATCTTATTAAATTCCTCTCGCATATTTTGCGCTAAATTTTTGGCCTGGTTTAAATAGCGCGTCATCTTAACCCGTTGCTGGTCAATTTGTGCATCAAGTTTTGGTAAACTTTCCGGGTCCGTCTTAATAACGTCCGTCCGCATACTCATTAACTTCTGTAGTTTTGCCTGTTCTCGCCGGGCTTGTTCCATTTTTTGGTTAATGGTGTCCACTTGCTTGAGAACATCACGGGTGGCCTTGTTTAAGTCGCTGGTATCAACTTCAGGCGCTTTAATCTTGGTATCTTCTACCTTTTTAGCCGACTGCTTTAACTTGTCAAAAGTGTGGTCAAAATTGTTATTTGCTAACTTACTTTTTAACGTTTGAAATGCTTCGGAAATACGGCTAAAAGCGCCGTGTTCTGAATTGGCCGCGTCATTTACTTGGCTAGCTTCATTTCTTTTCGCATTAACGATGTCATTAGAATCTTGCTTAACCTTTTGCGCGTTTTGGTTGCTGGCATTGGCCATTTGGTTAAGAGAATTCTGAACATTACTAGAAATTTGCCCAAAATTGTTTTGAAAAAGGTTGGCCAATTCTTGTGTCTTTTGAATGACGTCTGAATAATTGGCCTTGAATAATACCTCTAATTGCTCTAACTCCACGCTAGCTAACCTCCTTTCTTTTATTGATTTTGTCTAGACCGTTTAATCATTTCTGCTTGTTGCATTAAAATTAGCTGGTCTTTCTTCCATTCTGGCATTTCCTCCGCCTGGTCTTGATCCTGGTTAACAAATGGATATGCTTCTTCCACTCTTGGCATTTTGCCCGGGTCATTAAAAGCATAGGCAATTAAGCTTGCTAATTGGTGATCCATGTAAGCCCTGGCCGTTAACTGTTCTTTTTCATGTTGAACATTGGCTTCAGTCTGAACCATGACTTCTTCAAAAGTTAAGTCCCAAAATTCAGCCGCTGGAATACCACTTTCAACAGCCTTTGGATAGATAGCCCAAAGCAATTCGCTAACAGTGGAATAGCTTATTCCTCGTTGTCCACTAGGCTTAGGCCGGTTTGTGCCAATTCTGTAGCAGTCTTCGAATCGTCCTTCTGCTTCCCGAAAAAACCAGAATCAGCAAGCAAATCATTTACCGCCGTATAAAGGTCTGTGGTAGTACCGCCGTTATCAATGTAATCTTCAAAGGCGCTAATAATGTCTTCATCACTAACCCCGTGGGTCTTGTTTGAGCCTTGCAAGACTACCAGAATTTCATTAATTGGTGGGAATTGAACCTGGCCTTCAGGCCCGATGAATAAAGTCAAAATTGACTTCTTCAGCCGCTTTTCAACTTGTAAAATTGCCCGGCCGTCTAACTTGCATTCAAGCGTTAACTTACCCAACTTAATTTCCTTAGTGCCCTTAACCATGTAATTTTCTCCTTCTAAAAAAAATCTAAACTAAAAGGCGCTAGAGAATCGAACCCTAACGCCTTAACTATTTACTTGTAACTTATTATGAACCAGATACGGCCGTACCTGCTGGAGTGAAGTTAGGACCATCACTAACAGTAATAGTGATAGTGAACCCAACAGCCGCGTTGGTTGAAAGTGAATCCATCGCCAACGTTGCCCGGCCTTCAAATTGTGCGGTCATACCGTCTGGATAGGTTACCTTAAATTGGTAAGTTACATTGTTATCACAGATTGCTTGCGCCTTCTTAAAGTTGTCGCCCTTGTAAACGCATTGGAAAGCCAGTGAAGAACTCTGCTTAATACCTGGAATTTGCTTTTGCCGGGTATCTGCCAGCGTGGTTACATCAATAGTTTGTGGAGTACCGCCGACAGCTGGAATGGTCTTAACGTCCGTGATATCAGTCCACGCTTTGCCATCTTGAGAATATGATAGCTTGGTACCAGTACCGGCCAAACCATCGCTAGCGTCAACGCCTGCAAATTGTTGCAACTTAAATTCTTGCATCTTGTAATATCCTTCCTATTTTTGGTAAACGTGCTTTAGCTGGTTATCCACCACCCCGTAAAAGGTGATAGCCACCCGCGAAACGCCGTTTAAATCTTGGTCAACTGCCGAATAGGTAAAGCCCATTTGGCTAAAAGTATCAATAATTTGATCTTCGATTTCTTGCGGTGATCCTTCACAAAATAGATCAATCGTAAAGGACCAGCTAGTTAATAATTCTTCTTGGTCCGCATTTCGCTGAACCGTGACATGTGAAGTTGAATAAACTGCTACCGGGTATGTAGTTAGTTCTTCAGGATAGCGAGGAAAAACGTTTCCTTGAAGCTCTGGAATGCTATCTAACGTTTGATAAACCAGAGTTTTAACATCAAAGATTTTCATTTAACCCCTCCTTAACTCTTTTAGAAATGATTTCGTCTGCGTCACGTCCGGCCTTTTCGATCGCTGGCGTTAAGAATTGACGGGCTGGCTGGCCGTTTGTCCGATAGAACTCTTTATCATGGATCTTGATTTTCTGCATACCGTAAATAGCGGTTAAATCAAGATCCACTTTATCAACTGGTATAAACCAGGTTGTTTGCCTATAGGTCAAAGTTACATTTGGCGGGGTGATTTTTGGCGACTTTTCACCATTGCGCCCGGTCCCAAATTCACGGTAAACGGCTATAGGGTCATTAGACCATAACCGTCCAACAATTTCGCCGGTTGATTTTAGTTTAACTTCAGTTCTCAAAGATCTAGTTAATTCACCGGTGGAATACTTAATAGACTTTTGGAGTTCTTCAACCGCGTAGGCTTCCGCCTGGTCCATTACGTCTTCTTCGCCGTCGTGGATTGCCTTTTCCGTGACACCAGGCAACTTTTTCAGCTTTTCCTGAAGTCGGTCAAGACCCTTGATTTCAAAGGAAAACTGCATCACTTATTCCTTCTTTTCAGAGAAATATTCTTGTGAGTTGAATATTCTTGTATTGCTACGATTTCATAGTCCGGATCAGCTTCCGGATCAGCATCAACACAGAGCCCATCGCCTTCATTCTCCGCCGATTTTAGCAAGTTGCCCTGGTACTTACCTGACAGCATGTAATTCAAGCTCTCACCGTAAATTTGAGCGTTAATGCTGCCTCCAGCCGGTTGAAGGTTGATAAGCAATGGAACAGCTTTAGACCAGCCCTTTAATGCATATCCTTGTTTGTCTTTGCCAGATTGCTTGCGTCTTAAATAAACCAGACGTAAATTTTTATTTACCAGTCTCAAAACGGCACCACCTTTGCGAGTCGATAGCGCTTTAAGCCTTGCTTGATCTCAGTAGGAATGCCAACTTCAAAGTCAGCTTTGATCCCACCTTCTGTTCTGGAACTTTCCCCTTCTGCCCCCTGACGATTAAAAGCAATCACCGTTAATTGCTTAACGTATGTTGCCATATTACCGATTAATGCAGTTCGATTAGTGTAGTCAAGGACCTTAGCCAGTGATTCGTCATACAACTCTCCGACTAATTCGGCATCGTCAGTATTCAGTCGTTTTAGTAGCCTCGCGACTTCCTTCTCTTTTATTTCGTCCATTACTACATCTCCTCTAATTAGCCTAAAACAGTAGCCTGGAATACTTCATCTACTGCCGCAAAGCTTGGCAGGAAAGTAGCAGAAGCCATTTCCCAAGTGCCCACAGGGTCTTGAGTTGATTCATAAATCTTAGTAAAGACTTGGTTGTCTTGAGAAATCTTAGCGCCAGAAGCAATCAAGTGACTTTCGTCTGGAGTAGGGCCGTAAAGCTTTTCACCGAGCAAGTCATCATTCATCAATACAATAGAGTTTTCTGGGAAGTAGCGCTTCACGTTGTACTTACCCTTAGAAACCTTTTCGCGGTAGGTGCCGTCATAAGCACGAATTACTGGCAAGCCTTGTTGGATCATGAATGCATCAAAGTCGGCTTGACCTAATACTCTCCCCGTGTTGTTATCACCGTATACGGCAGCAATAACCTTCTTATTCCGCATGATAGTTCTCAAAATCTTTTTAGAAGTCAATGCTCTAGTTGGGGCAATGCTCAAGGAGTCAGACCAGTCTTGCAAATTGGTGAGGATATCTGCATCTGCACCGTCCCAGGTATTGCCACCTGAAAGAGCCTTTTGGTGAGCACTTGGCACGCCATAATTAATACTGATCCCATGCTTACGGTCTACAATCTTACCAGTTGCCAGCATTTGCATGGTCATTTCTTCACCACGGGCACGAACGCTTTGAACCAGGTTAGCCAAGTCATTGTAAATTTGACTAACTACATAGTTTTGCTCAGCATCACTACGTGGATTAGCCAAAGCAATCAAATCTGCTTCCTTAATTTGAGTCTTTCGCTTAATGTAGCTCAGTTCAGCAGTTGCTTTTTGTGCTTCGCGGTCGCCAATTTCTGCTTCAGTATCAAAGGAAGCATAGTCAGCGATAACTGGAGTGCGGTCACCTTCAAGCAGCATATCAACCGTGAGTGATTGCACGCGCTTTGCTGGGAACAAAGTATCGCCCAACAATTCAGGAAAATCGCGCTTGCGAGTGTAGTCTAAAACAGATTGTTGAGAAAACAACTCAGTCAATGGAGTTGCAAACATTTGTAAATCGAACTTAAACATATTTACTCCCTTCATTAATGACCAGAATCTGAAACGATTGGGGTGCTAAGGTCCTTAAAGTGAATGGTAGTCATTGCCTTAATGGCTTCTGCACTAGGCGTTACTGGCATTTGGTCAGACAACAGCCAACCTTCCCGAATTACGCCTACTAGCTGAGCACCATCGTTAACGTAAACGTCGTTAATCGTTACACCGATTGCTTTAGCGTCGTTCGTTGGGTAAACAGTCCCTGCTGGAACATACTTCTTACCTTCGTCGTCAGTTTGAACATTGTAGTTAGTAGCGTCAATTGCTTCGGGGAATGCTACAAACTTTTCCGATGCCAAAAAATTAATCTGCTCGGAATTCATTCTTTTCACGTACATAAACCATGTACTCCTTTCTCACTATGACCAAAAATCAGATTTCTTATTTGCTTTGGTGCGTTCATTAGCTCTATCCGCTAACCGTGCCCCTACCGTGGAAGCAGCACCACTTGAAGCACCACCAGGCGCACCAAATGACTTAGCCAACTTAATTTGGACCTGATCATCCACTGCCTTTTTAAACGCTTTAGACACTTTCTCATATTGATCTTCAAGCGAGTCGGTATCATCAAGTTTGAACACATCGACAAGTGAAGCTTGAAGGCCGTCGGATGCTAAGCGATTAGCCACATTGGCACGATTTTCTCTAATGGTCACATCTGCCAGGCGCTTGTCCAACTCTTTTTGCTTTTGATTGTAATCAAACTCTTTCTTTTCGGAGTCTGACATATCATCATAGGCTTTTTGCTGGTTCTGCTCTTGCTCCCATTTGGCCCTTGCTTTGGTTAGTGCCTTTTCATAGCGCTTGTCAAAGTTAGAGTCAAACCATGAATTGAATTCTTTCTCAGTTTGGAATACTTTGAAAAGCTTACCTTCTGTTGTCTGCTCATTAGAAGATGGTTCAGCGACATTGCTAGGTGATGTGCCTTCATTATCTTCTGCTGCAAAGAATTGCAAATTGAATCTAAATTGGTTGTTCTTAATCATTTTTCGTCCTTCTGTTTAAAACCCACGCACATAGTCGTTTTAAAGCATAGAAAAACAGAGCTCATACACGGCTATCGCCTCATACACGCTCTGTTTTATATTATTGCTTTAACTATCCACGTACGAAAATGCATTGGATACGAGCCTTTTAATGACTTGCTCAGGTCAAAGCTTCAAAATTATTTTAATTAGCAGCACAATCACAAGAATTAAGATGAAATCAATTAAACATCCGCATCCCATATAGTTGTCCATACGCGCTCCTTACTTAAAATTAGTGTAAACAAAAAGCGATCAGTTTTACGCTAATCGCTTTTCTAGATGTTGAAAAATTATTTTCTTCCAGATTTCTTTTTCTTTATTCTTTCGTCAATAGCTTTCAGAACACGTTCTGTTTGCTTTTCGTCTTCTTCAGTAACTTGACTATAATCAAATTCAACACCATTAGTTGGTGCTTCCCGCCACCGCCGATCAGAATACGGCTTTTTATTTTGGCTCATTTAATTCCCTCCACTTCATCTGTATAATTCCATCGGAATCTTCCCATACACTTTCGATTTTAAATCGTGTGTTTCTGCCAAATAAAACTTCTTGTTCTTGATTATTATACAGCGAAATGTCATGGCCGCTTACTGAATTTCTTATTTCAACATGAATTTGTTCAGTTCCTTCGCCGTAATGTTCCTTAGAAGTAGAAATATAGCTTTGGTCTTTAAAAATACTGCCTTGCTTGTGTTCTTTTAAAAACTCTTTTACACCTTCATCTGTCATGAAATAGTCCCTTTGCAGTGGCCGAGTAGATGTATATGTTGGCAGCTTACTTAGAGCGGAATCAAGATCCTTAACCATTTCTTTATATGAATCTGACAGGCCATTAATTCCATGACTCCTTAGTTCATTATTCAATCTATAAGAATCTGAACTAAGATAACGATTCAAAGCATATTGCTCTGCATCAGTTAGTTTTGGAACCATAACGGCAACTGACCGACAAAAGGGATGCATTGGCGGAAAATTTTTGCCTGTCTGTGCTTTTACCACTTCTAATACTTTTGCATTTAAAGACCGGCATATTTTGCTGGTGCGGTTGTCCAGAACTGCCACATAGCGATAATACTTTACACCTCTGGCTTTCCATCGGTCTATCTTGGCTTGGTTAGCCAAGTGTGCAGCTTCTGTTCGAATCAATCTCTTAGAATTAAATATTGATGTTTGAAACTCATCAGCTATCTTATTTGCTAAATCCGTTTCGCTCATTCCGGCTATTTCCTTGGCAGTAAAGAGTTCTCCTAAATGATTTGCCAATTGATCAGTATTATTCCAAATACGTTGAGAATAGTTACGGCCACTCCACTTGCGATTGGCTACTTTCTCAACATAATCTGCTGGAATTTCTTTTACTTCTTTAATTGGCTGGTCCTTTTGTACCTTAACGTCAGTGACTTTTTCACCTTTCGAATTGTTCAAAGAGAGTTCGAATTCTTCACTAACGCTTTTGCCATTATTTGGCAGTTCAAACTCTTTACCAGTTTGATAAGCTATGCCTTCTTTGTCTGCCTGTTTCCAAGCTTGTTTAACTACTTCAGAATAGAGCTTTAAATTTTCTGCTTTTTCAGTAGCCCCAGCTGCTTTAGCAGAAATATATGCTTTAAATTTCCACTCATCCAGCCGAGTTATCCGGTTCTTTGCTGCAAGTTGACTAAGATAATCGCGTATAGCTTTCTTGCTTTCTCTGTCTTGAACAGTACTCGCTAATGACTTCAAAGCTACCATTTCCGAAGCCGAAATGGTGGAATTCAAAATTTTATTTGCGTCATCTTCACTAACCTGGCCATTAAAATAGCGCCGGTATATTTGATCAGCTTGATCCATCAAATATATCTGCGCTTCTAGGTAGGCATTATTTATTTTTTTGAGATGCTCAGTTGTTTCGTCATAAGCTTGCTGCTCATATTCCAAAGCTCTTAACGTCCAGTAGTCATCAATTTTATTCTTGCTCATAATCGAACTCTAAATTATCTGGATATTGGCCAGCTAGCACTTCCACTGAACGGTGAAAAGCTCTGCACAGAACTAGATTATTTTCTGTACGCAATGGAATAGTAATCCTGTCAACCTGGCCGTCTTGTCGCTCTTCAGCATCATTGCAGTTATAGAGGGTATGTTGCCAGAGCATTGAAAAAGCGGCACATACAATGTCTTGGCCTTTAGGGGCTTGCATTGCGTGTCCGCTTGCTTGAAGAACAACTTTGTTCTTACTCTTCTTCATTTTTACTTTGATCATTTTCGGCTGCTCCGTCTCCTTGTCCCTCAATATAATCAGGATTTCCTTGCAACATTGCACTTTGTTGGCGCTTAATGCTTTCAAAGTTCTGCTGGTTCATCAATTCAATCACTTCTTTAGGATCGTCGATGTCAGGCAGCCAGCTGTAAGTGATTTCTCGCGGAATGTGAGAATCCGCTTGGACAATGTTCTGCACTGTCTCAGACAGGTTGGCTGGAATATTAGGTGTGATTTTAATATCACATCCAGAAGCATCACACTGTGAAGCACCAAAATTTAGAATTGATTGCATGAGATCTAGCCGTTTCCGCAAGCCTTCCACAAAATAGCGGGACTTGGTAGCTAATAAATTAAGCAGCCCAAACAGTTTGTACTTCATCGCCTCACCAGACGTGTTGCCCATAAACTTTTCGTCATTCATGTTAGGAACAAAACTGGTTTTGTGAATGTCATCTTCAATTGACTTTGAAAGAAGCTCAAGCTGGCTCTCGTCCAGTGTCTTGGTCAGCCATTCTGCACTAGCCCCTTCATCTTTGCTTGGTGCGTTATTGATAAAGCCGTTCTTAATCTGAGCAGTATCTTCTTCGTCAACACCAAAGCCATAAAAAATCAGCAGTGCATCAACGAATGATTCTTTGTCAACCACCCGGTCTGACTGGATGGTGTTATAAGCATCGATCAGGGAAATTTCTTGTTCAAAGTCGCCCTGGCGCTCTTCGTTATTTCGATACTCGATTACAGGAACATTACCAAAGTAATTGGGCTGCACTGTTTTTACGCTGGCAGCATCTACATGCTTGCTCATTCTGGTCCGGTAGGTAATAGTTTGAGTCTTGGTATAAACGACCACTAGCCAGCCATTAGGTGAACCTGCTAAATTATGCTTTTCCTGTGCATAAATCGCAAAAAGCGGCTTGTGTTCAACCGTGTCATCAGTAACCATAATGACGCCACGAGGATCAATACATTCTGCTTTAATTTGAATCAGGCGCGGCTGGCCTTCGCTTTCTACGTCTTCTGTACTTTCAGCCTTTTGTTCCAGATAAAGCACTTCGTAACCAACACCGAAAACAGATAGATCTTTTTCAAGTTCCGTGTCGTGCTTTTGAATTCCCATTCCGTCCATTTCTTCAAGAATTGGATCGATACTTTTTCCTTTAGCTGCAACATACTTGATCGGATTGCCAGTCATGAAACCCACATTCATGTCAGTAATGTACTTTGCATGATTAACCATAACTTTAGCATTTTTAGCTTGAGCACTACGCAAAACGCGGTTACCAATAGCCTGTTGGCCATTGTAATAATTGAAAAGCATGTCATATCTCGGCTTTGCTCTGTCCAGCTCATCAAGAGCATGATTGATAACATCAAAGCCAGGATCATCTAGTGTGTTGTCTTCTGTATCAAAAAGGCTAGCATCTACTGCCAGTGTTGCCATTATCTTCCTCCTATCCTCTGAAGTAGCTTGGCTTAGCTTTAACTCTAACTTTGGCTCTTCGCATAATGTCGTAAAAGGCGTAACGTGTAGCGTCAATAGTATGGTTATTCTTGTCTTCTAGTCTTGCTTGAGGCTCACCGTTTCTGTCAGTAGCAAAGTCGATATTTTCAAATTCCCAGGCAATGCTTGGCGTTCTAACCGGATCAATTATTATTGCGTCGAGATCTTCTAACCATCGTTCACCAAACTCAACGCTGTCTGGCCCTTTCTTTGCAGGTCGTGCTTTAGAAATGCCGTATTCTCTGAGCTCAGCTATAGATTTTGGCTCAGCAGAGTCACAATAGATCAATTGATATTGGTAGCCATGACCTTTCAACCACTGTGCACATTTTCTATTGCTTACTTGGAGCTTATATAGCTCGTCTACTGCGTAAATTGTCCGGTGACGTTCATCGTAAGCCCACCGAACGAAAGCCAGCTGGTCGTTAGCAAAACCAAAGTCAAGGCCATTAACAAACGTGTCCATCGTGTCCAGCAAATCATCGGTGACATAGTTCTTGATGATTTTCAGATTGTCAAATGGTTCAACGCCAGAGCCGACTGTTTCACCCATATATTCCCAGCGGTAACGACGCTCATTTGTCTTTTTAGCTGCCTCTGCTTCGATCTTGAATTCCTTGGCAACAAATGGATTGTCCAAATATGTTGTATGATGGACAACCGTATTGTCTGGCAACATAGAAGAATTGTATTTCTTATTTACCCAGCTTTGCTTCCGCTTTGGTGGGTTGTAGCTGTAGAAGAATTTATAATGGCAGCCTTCAGGAAGCTCACCACGAAGCAATGAGTTAGTAATTGTAGTTACGTCAGATTCTTTCTTAAATTCAGCCAGCTCTTCAATCCACGCAATCGCAAATGGAAAGCGACTGTCTTTCAAAGATTTGATTCGTTCCGGATCTTGTGCGCCTCTGAAAGTAATGTAATTTCCTCTGGGCAAATAGGTTAACTGCATCGGGTTTTTGGTTTGCTTCCATAAGTGACTAACGCCCTGTTCTTCGATTGCCCACTTCAATTGTTCAAAGACTGATAACCGAACCGTGTTCTCGACTGCTCTAATCGCTACTGCGTTGACAGGTTCTCGCATAAGCAGCTGCACAATTACGTGCGCAATGTCGGAGGACTTGCCAGAGCCACGGCCACCTTTTTCAACAATATTGAGCTTGGATGGATCCATAGCTGCACGCCACAAAGAATAAAAAGCTGGCGGAAGAAAATCGCTAATCCTCTTCTGAATGACTTGCATCATGTTCACCTTCCGAAATGTCATCAATAAACTCAATTCTTGAAAGTGCAGCCTCTTCATGTTCTTCCACGCGCTTTGCAGTAGCTTCAGAAATCTGTGCTTCTGCTTCCGCTTTACGGGCCTCAGCTTGCGTTTTAAGTTCAAGTGCGGCTTGCATCTTAGAAGATACCGGAAACCTCTTTCCAAGCTCTCTGAGGGCCGCTAGGCGGTCGCTGGTACGAGTTTTTAGAGTAACCACATCGCCATTATTTGCCAATTGCTCTTCGGTTGTCTCCCCTCTCGCAATGGAGGTGAGAGTTTGAAGATATTCAACCGCATCCATGATCTTATGAGACTCAATCTCTGCCATCTTTTCATCGATAGCTTTCTTAACCCGATCATTTCGCAACAATCTAGCAGCTAAAGTGCTAGCTGTATTTCCATTTTTGGCAGAGTAACCAGCAGACAAATAGGATTGAGTAGCATTTCCAGTTTTCACATATTCAGCTACGAATTTTCTTTGCTTAGCTGTTAATTCATCCAGAAATGCCACCTCCTTTTTTTGCAAAGAAAAAAAGACAGCCGTTAAGCTGTCCGTAAAAGCACCGCCTTGTAAATATTGTACCTTCCGCTGTAGAAGACTAGTTTTTAATAATAATTCTGGTGCTTTTTATAGCACGTCCAGGAATCGAACCTGGATAATCCAATCGTGCCGGCCATAGCTGAAGGCAATATCCAGCCTGGCTCTTATTTATTGTTACAAGCTTGTCCGTAGTAACCTACAAACAAGAAAATCTGACAAGTGTTGCATGACCCGTCAGATCATCGCTAATTGTTAATCGGGATCTACAAACTTGATTTGCAATTAGCATACATGCCTCGCTCTCTCTATGTGTCCCGCATTGGTCCCCGCAGGGATCCCAACACTCTCTAAGTAAAGAACACTGTCAAGGTCATCGCAAGGCTACAGAAACAGTTGGAATCGAACCAACTTCTCAGATTTTGGAGACCTGCATTTTGCCGATTAAACTATGTTTCTAAAACGCCGTCCCATGGTGACGGCTACGAGAACTTAGACCAGAAGCAGCTGTCTTCCGGCCTTCGTAAGAGACCAGCTCTTTTCAATTGGAACATTCACGGACTCTGCCGCTGTTTTCCCTGAACCCGCGTATGGCTTAAAGCACTCGCTATACTGAGCACCAGCCAGGGACCGGCTCATAAGGTTGAGCCCTGGAATCGCACCAGAGCCGCTAGGGAAAGATTGAATACACGGGCGCTTGCCTCAACCTACAAAAATAATGTGAGTAATGTACTTGGACCTAATACTACAAATACTTAAATATCGCCTGGAACGCCCAGGCTATGGACCATGTACGAGTCGAACGTAATAGGTCCTATGATAGCTGCAGAGAAGTTTGTCATTGCTTAAAGAAACGCTCATCTCAAGATGGTGTAAATAACTACTAAGGAGATAATTAATGACAAAGTATAGAGATAACGCACATATAGCGGCTATCAATGCCCAGCCAGGGAGTCGAACCCTGACCAGATACCAGCTTGATCTGCCAAATGACATTGATGATAAAAGACTGCGGGACCGCCCACAGTTTGAGCACTCGCTCTAAGCTGGCTGCCGGAGTTGAACCGGCCAAGGGGCCGTGCCAGCTGACATTGTGTTGTAGTTATAGTTGTAAGTGATTTTTTCCGAATTGGAGGAACATCAATGTGAAAAAGAAAAGCATCATCCATCGAAAGCCTAAACTTTCGACACTACCATAGTAGCGCATTCAAGCTTGCAGTTGGCTAGGTGTTTCCTGGCAGAAAACTGTTAGTTCAGGGAGCTCTTTAAGTCCAAACGAGTCCTTGGAGAAGTCGTAGTTCTCAGCGAATTCGCATAGTGCATCAACCTTGTGCGGTGCCAAACTGTCCACTTCCCAGCCAAGGCGCGGGGCTACGATCTTGTCTGGCTTGCGTTCGATATAGCACTCAATAACGATAGTCTTATGAAAGTGGTAGAACTCGCTGTCAACCATCACTCCCACTGCGTGTTGGATGCAGTCGAAAAGCCGCTCATATAGTTCTCGATCGTTTAAGTGGTTAACTAGACTGATTTCCGTCGCATTTTTTGGCGATCCACTACTCCCACCAGTCGAAGATGAATAGTCAATGCCGGTTAGATCTGTCAGTGGTCTCCCAGCTCTAGCCATGATGTGCGGTAAATCCTTAATCAGTAGCTCCCTGGCGTTGGCCGCCGTTGCTACTCGGTCGATAGGTGCAAACAAGCTCATTTTTCTCCCTCCTTTCCTGGTTAATCCACTGTAAATAGATCGATATACGGCCAGGGAATCCGCCATTCTTGCCCGGTCATTTCGTACAAGATCAATTCGTCTGGCTTACGCTTGTACCACAGCAACATATTTTCATGATCCATCAATTTTCTCAGCGCCTTAAGCGGGCACTGCCGGCTTGGAGTGATAACCAGCCTGGTTGCTGAGTCGTAAAGGTTAAAGACTATCCGATTGCGCATGTTTCATTACATCCTTCAACATGATTTCAATTTTTCTAAGTTCCGTAAAGTCCAGCGCTTTTGCCGTTTCTGGACTGATGTAGATTGATAGTTTGCCTGGCTTAAGCAAGGTATAGCCGATTTGTGGGGAATATTTCTGATAGTATCCATACCGATTCTCGCTTTCGTTGAATGTCATTACTCCACCTCCTCAATCATGATCTTTAATCCTTCCTCTTCCGAGTAAACCTTACTGCAAGTAAACTCGACCACTTGGCAATCGTCACCATATGCCGTGCCATTCATGGCGTCTTGCACTGCCTTAACGATGTTATCTAGGTCAGGCTTTTTCGTCGGTCTCTCTGTACCAGATAAGCACGCCTTTCGGCGCTTCTTCGAGTAGCTCTTGGGTACTTTAAAGCAAGCAACCATTCGAAGCCTTATAGCACGTTCTAGGGGCTTCCCAGCGTATGTAGATACTAAGGCTTTTTTGATAACTGCCTTAAAGGCGGTATCCTTTTTCTGCTCATACGTACGAACCCCTTTCCCGATTCTTGCGAATCTCGGCCGGCCTTGGCCTCTCGGAGCTACGTTTACTTTGAATTGAATTTCCATTCTTACTCCCTTACCAAGTTAAGTAACAGATATAGAAGCTGGTTATCATTAAAGCCGTAAAGGCTAAAAGCGATAGTCTGCTAGGCTTGAACAATAGCCAAAGTGTGGCTAGTATCCAACAGCCCCAGCTTAAAGCAACGGCGAAGGAAGCTAAATCAATCATCTTCATCCTCCTTTGATTTCCCCGTTGGCAGGCCTGCATAGGCATCGATTGCCTTTCTATCAGCTGTCGTTACTTCTTCTACATCGTACACAACATAGCGATTCCGCACGGCGCCACTGATCCAGCAGATCATTCGGCCGTCATGGTCATAGACTTTCACGTCTTTTGTGCCAGCGTTGATCGTCACCGTGCGTCCAAACTTGCTCAGCCGGTCGAAAAGGACAACAAATTCCATAAAACTTCTTCCCTTGGTTATCTCCAATTCAAAGGTTATCTCCAACTCAGGCACAAGCGCAGTCATCATTGCTTGTCCTCCTTTTCATCGCTTCGTCAATTTCCGGGGCGTCGTCTGGCTTGTCACGGTAGATCGGCATGGTCGCTGCCAGATCCGCCATCAATTTCAACTCATCCCAGTTGAATGCCGCACTGTCAAACTGCCAACCCATTGACTGGCTACCCAGGTTAGCTACTACTTCTGCATCATCCTTGATAGCCACGCCACCGCCTGGAAACTTGACAGCCTTGTAGTCACCAGAAATTCCGTTAAACTTCTTGACAAACATCGTGTAGTTAATTGGATCATCGCTGATTGACGGCAGATCTTGAGTTACGAGTTTATCCATGATTGTTCCCTCCCTGTAAGACTTTGCAATTGTAGATATATCTGCCATTCGCCTTTGCTTCAGCGCGTCGGCAAATTTCTGCGCCGACTGCTTTGGCCTCGTCAGCCGACTTGGCGCTAACTGCTGCGATTCTGACCAGCAGAGGGGCGTTAGCACCCAGCTGGCGTGTGATATATAGACAGTAGATCTTCATTTTTTCGCTTTTCTTTGTCATTTTGCTTCTCCTTTTTCTTGCTCTTCATATTTTTTTGAGAATATTGTAGACTGCCCGGTTTAGCCGATTAACGGCCTTTACTCCGGCCGGAGACAGCCGATATGTCCCGTCGCTCCATGAGTCAACTAGGCCATAGCTGACCAGATCGTCAAACAGCTGGCCGTACTGGTCTTGCTTCAGGTGATGACCATACCAGTCCCCGTTTGCGACCATCAGCAGTCTCTCTGCCATGCCCAGTGCTATCGGCGTCATTTTCAATTCTTGCTTCTTCAACCCAAATCCTAACTTCATCGTTTTTCCTCCTGCATCTTCTCCAAGGCCTTGGCGATCCGCTGCAGAGCGACAATCTTTAAGATGTCTAAGCCTTCCTCTGCTGGACAATCTCCATACACGTGTTTTAAATATTCGATGTCCTCAATAATAGGTCTAATGTCCATCACCAACACCTCCTAAAACGGCAAATCGCCACTTGAAACATTGATAGCAGCATCCCCGGCAACAGCGCCAAACGGGTCGCTAGCTTTCTGAGCTAATGACGCCCCCTGGCTTGTCCCGGCGGCCGGCCGCTGATAGCTGTCTAGTGCACCCACCGACGGTTGCTGGTCACGCTCACGGCGTGATTCAAGCAGTGAGAAGTTGTCAACGACGACTTCCGTCACATAGACTCTTTGCCCGTCTTTGTTGTCGTAGTTTCTGGTCTGGATCCGGCCTTGGATGCCAACCAAGCTGCCCTTGCTGGTGAAGTTGCAGAAGTTTTCTGCCGACTTGCGCCAGATGACGCAGCTGATAAAGTCCGCTTCTTTTTGTCCATTGGCATTTGAGAATTGTCGATCAACGGCTAAAGTGAACATAGCAACCGAGATGCCGCTCCCGGTAGTACGCAATTCAGGATCACGTGTTAAACGGCCAACCAGTACAACGTTATTGATCATTTCTTCCTCCTTTTTTAGCTGATTCCTAGTTCGTTAAAAAGGTCTGTGATGTCATTCTGCTCATCGATTGGACTTGATGCTTTATCGCCCAAACTTTCCGATAACGGTGGCGTATCGACTCTTCTTGGCTTTGGCTTCTTGATTTCAGACTTCGCCCAGCTCCGCTGCCGCTGAATCAGTTGCCTGATCGCCATCTGCGTTTGAGCATCGCCGTTTATCAGCTCTGCGCGGAACCAATTGGCCGCGTCTTGATCTCCGCCTTGCGCATCAGCCCAGAGATCTACCAAATATCCCGATTGGCCGCGGAAGGTGATAACGTAGTTCTCTAGCTCCGACTGACTCAGCTTATGGGCTGATGGGCCAGCGCCCATTTCCGAAGACTGCCGACCGTCACTGTCGCTTTCTGAGCTGACGCCAAAAATCGACGACAGCGCGTATCTTCGTGCATAGGTCAATGCAGATCCCTTATCCTTGATGCCGTTGCCAGCAGGCAAGAGGAATTCACCACAGTCCATCTTGTCATCTGAGCTGATCAGGTAAGTATGGACTCCGACCTGCCCGTTTGATGAAATTGGTATTTGGATCCATGACAAGTCGGCTGTGCCAATGGCTTGCTGGATCGTATCGATCAAATTATCCAGCGTTGTGTAGCTGTAACTGTAGTCAGAGCCATATTTTGTTTTAACGTCAACTTTCTTATTCAGAGTCGGGTTCTTCAGGCGCCGCTTGACTTCAATCAGTGACTCAAGCAGTGTCTTCTTCGGCGTAGGCTTAACCGCCTCTACTTGGCTTTCTTTACTGCTTTCTTTACTTTTTTCCATTTCGGCCGCCCTCACAGTCTCTTGATTTCCAGCCCCAAGTCCTTGGCAAACTGAAGCAGTTTTGCGAGCTGTTCTTTGCTCCCACATAACTCCAAGCGAACGTGATAGACCTGCGCTACCACTTCACCTGTCTCCTTGACCACTCGCTTGTTGCCTTTGACCACGGTTTTTTCTAGCTCTCTCTGTCGTCTCTCAGCGTCTCTCAGTTTCTGCTGCGCTAGGTCTTCCTTGTAGTGCCCCATTTGACTAAGAACATCGCTCAACGGGCTGTAATTAAGCATTTCGACCCAGTGACTTTCGGGAAGCTGAAGCTCAGCAGCACGGTTGGTAACTGCTTTGACTGCCTCCGCGTACTGACTATACTTAGCCTGTAGTGCGGCGATTTGTGCCTTGACCTCGACTTCAGTTTTAGGCCAGGTAGAACTCTTGTTGGCCCAGGACGGATTCCATTCGATGTCATCGGCTGATACATGTGCTTCGCTACACAAATCAGCGATTCTACGCTTGATAGACTCAGTACGCGCTGCTTTGGCTTTTTCATCATAGGCATTGATCCCGGCTCTTATCTGTGACACCACACCATCGAGTTCACTGGTCATTGCCTTAACTTCATCTGCGAACTGATCGACTTCCTTGGTAGCCTGCTTCTTGATCTCAATTTTGCGGTCATTTAAGGCTTTCTTCAGCTTGTTTAGCTCAGCAGCAGTCTTCTTGTCCTGCTTATAGGAGTCAGCGGTGACCACCAGGCCGGAATAGGCCTTACATACTTGATCGACTGCCTGCTTCAGGTTAGCGAGTCCAACTACATCAACTTTGGCCGGGGTGTAATTGACTTGAACTTTTTGTGCTATCTTCTCCGGCGTTAATACTTCAGTCATGATTCTTTCCCCCATTCTTTCTGCGCAAGTCAGTCAGCTCACGCAAGATTTCGCCCAGTTCTTCCTCATCACACGGATAGTCGCCATAGAGTGAGTCTGCCAATTCTTCGACGTCACCAAAGACGCCTTGGCGACCAAAAAGGTCTGGGAACATTGCGATCAGCTGGTCTTCACACGCTTTCCGCATCTCATCCCACGAAGGGGACTGACAACCGGTGCGCTCTTGTGGGTCAGTTCCCCACCAGTTTCCAGAAACCATTGAGTTTTCTATCATTTGCATGGTATAATCCTCCTATAATCATGTTTTCCGAGCTCATTAGCATCTGCTAGTGGGCTTTTTTGTTGCTATTGATCTGGCATGCCAGGGATGCTTAGGCTGTCAATCTCTTCCCAGCTCTTGCCTTCAGCTAGTGCTTGGTCAATCGCCCGCTTGCGTTCTTCATCCCAGCCATACCACCCGTAGACACCGAAGATAGACTTCTTCCACCGGGCTTGATCAGTCTCTGATCCACCGTCTGGATGCTCTTGGAGAAACTGCTTATAAGACATGTAGATGGCATCGTGGTTTCCCCGGTTCCGAGATCTGATAGCCTTTATCTTTGGATCAGATAATAAATTAATTTCTTGTTTTTCCCCCTCTGGGGTTCCCAGGCTCTGCCTGGGTTCCCTTTCGGGGGAATTAATTAATTTCTTACTTTGTTTATGGGTATTTTGTTGATGGTTACTTTGTAGTTGCTCCTTTACCGCTGTCGGTCGACCGTTGTCGGTGGACCGTTGTCGGTCAACCGTTGACGGTAAAGGGGCAACGGTGGGGGCATCCTGTGGATAACTTTTTTCCGGAAGGCTGTCACGCAGCACCCAATCATAGCCACCAAATTTTCCACGAGTTTGGCGCTTGTTTTTAAGTGCCAGGTAGCCCAGAGCTTTTAGCTCATCGACATAAGAGTCGATTTTCTTTCGCCCCTCTGTTGATTGCTTGTACAGCACCTTTTTGTAGAACTGCCAGTCATCTGGCATCGACCACATGTAGATGAACAGCCCTCGTGCTCCAAAGGACAAGCGGTCATCCTGGAGAACCGAGTTGTCAATCACCGTATATCGGGACTGATAGACTTTTTTCAAGCGCTCCATGGTATAATCCTTTCTAGAGGATGCATCCGGTCTGCAAACTCAATATGCATCCTCGTTCCCCTAGTTCTTCTTCGAAGAGCTAGGCTTTTTTTTTGACTTTTTCCTTTTTCCCGGTCGTGAAGGCGTTTGATGCCTTAACCAGACGCTTAATTGTCTCTGCGCTCATGATGCTCACCTTCCTGATAAACCATCGCCCAAGTCAAAATAAAAATATCAATGATCGCTGCCCAATTTGAGGCTACGATCATCCCTGATGACCGCAACCACATCCATAAGGCGGATAATACCGCCACAATTGCGTAAAGCATGTTGTCCTCCTCTTATAGCTCTTCCCAATGGTCTTCCAGCCATTGCCGAGCCCGATACTCATTGATTTCAAAGCTACGTCCCCGACCAGGATTGATGTTCTTGCACCAGTCCGGATGGTACTTGTAGATAATGTTTTCCTTGACCCAGTCCTTGCCATGCTGAGGACAGTACTTTTCGACAAATTCCCCTAGGCCAATTCTCCGGCCAAGGGCATCATCCTTAGGCACATAGCCACGTTCAGCCATAATTTTGTCAACAGCTGCAACGAGCACTTGATCACCAACCGTGATTTGCATCTTTGGTTCCTCCTCTCAGATCATCTGCGGTTAACCTGCACCCACATTGTTCGCAATAATTGCCCTTGCTGGTGTATTGCAAGCAATTAGTGCATTTGATCATCCCTTGTCGTTTCAGAAACTCAGCATAAGAAGGCTGAGTTTCTTTTTTCTGGTTCAGCTCCATCTTGATCACCTCTCAGATCGACTTCTCAAACGCATCAGACAGGTCCTCAATCAGCCTGGTCAACTTCATTTCAGTCTGCTTACTGATCAATGCTCCGCTATGCTCATCACACAGTTCTTTTAATCCTGTCGCAATGGCTTCAATCACCAAGTGCTGCACCTTTTTAATTGATTCTTCTGTCTCGTACATCGCCTACGCCTCCCCGTGATCCAGTGCCCACCAGGCAACAGCGGCCCGTACTTCTGGGGCTGGATCATTCACCAGCTTGTCCAGCTTGCGCCCACGGTAGGCCGCGTAGGACCGTGTGCTGGCGTCTTTGGACTCAGCCAAAGCGTCCAAAAGGTACTCTTTAGTGTCAATCATTTCAGTCACGCTTTCTGCTAAAAATCAAACTCCTCCTGTTCAATCAGCGGCAGAACGCCGTTAGTCTTCAACAGCTCATACAGCCCCAGGCGTCCTTTTTGGGTCCACTTGGTCTGCATGACTGCCTTCTTGGTGCCGTCAGTCCGATCAACCACGATGGTGTCGCTGTGGGTCCAGCCGGTCTTCTGGTACTTGGAGTACAACAACCAGGTTGATCCTTGCTTGTACTGCACTTTCAAGTCGTGCAGCTTGGCGTTCATCTCCCGGCCTGACATTCCGTAGTCCTTGGCGATCTGAGTAATCGTAACCAAGGACTGGTTCTTGAGCACAAGATCGTAGTAACTAGCCTTCGGCGTCAGCTCGTTGACTCTCTGTTCAGCGATCAACCGGCCTTCCCGTTCCGCCTTCAATTCGGTGGCTAGCTTGATCAATGTGTCTGGGTTGAGCAGCACTTCCTCAATCTTCTCTTGAGTCATGTAAGCCCCGTGCTTGCGGATTGACGGCAAGACTTCAGACGTCACCCAGCGCTTGAATTTTTTCGCAGTTGGCAGCTTGGAGCTGAGGATCAGGCTGTAGAGGCCGGACTCGTTGATGACCGTCGTTTCCTGCTTCCCGCCAGGGGTGTCTAAAACGGACACCCCTTTGTCTTCACTATCAACATGTTCACGAACAGCTTTTGCAGTCTGCGAGTAGCCCAAGATTTCCGCAACGTCTTTTCCGACGAAATAAGGTTCATCGTTAATGATCGTTGTTCTTACTGATTTGCTTTCAAAGTTGAAAGCTCTGATTTGATTGGTCATGTCGGCTCCCTTCTAATACGGTTAAACCGTATTACTTACTTAAAAAATAACGTGTCAAATTTGACACCGTAAACATTTTCGATTTTCTTGATCTGTTTTGCGTTAGGGTAAGACTTGCTGTTTTCCCATTTAGATAGCGTAGACGTTGAAACCTCTAGTTTCTCAGCCGCTTCTTTCTGGGTAAGTCCAGCATTAACCCTTGCCGCTTCAATGCTGAGTTGTGGCATTACTATTCTCCTTTCAGTCTCTTAGGTCTGTTTCAACCTTACATGTACATCATAATACGGTTAAACCGTATTGTCAACACGAAATGCAATATTTTTTTACTTTTCTAGAAGAAAAGAAGCTATTTGCATATCCAACATGTAAAATAGTATTAAGGAGCATAAGGAGGAAACCATGAAACAAACGGAGGAAAGCAGAAAAATATTTGCTTACAACTTAAAGACTAACATTGAGCAACGTGGGCTAACTGTCAAAGAGTGGGCCAAACGAATAGGCGTGGCTTACACCACTGCGATTGATTGGGTAAACGCTAAAACTTATCCAAGAATTGAAAAAATCGACAAGATTGCAGATTATTTTGGGGTTGACAAATCTGATTTGATTGAGCCAAAAACAAATAAGCCATCAAATTTAATCCCTATAAAGAAGTTGGAATGGCACCGCATCCCTGTGATTGGGACTATAGCGTGCGGTGACCCTATCGACGCTGAGCAGAACATCGTAGACTACCTAGAACTCCCAGGTCACTTGCCAGATGGTGCTTTTGCTCTTATATGTGAAGGCGACAGCATGGAACCCGGACTGCAAGATGGTGATCGTGTGGTTATTGAGCCCACACCTAATGTGGAAGACGGTGAAGTGGCTGCTGTTCTGGTCGATGGTGATACCAAAGCTACTTTGAAAAAGGTACGCCACGTAGGCGACACAATCTGGCTTATGCCAACTAATCCTGCATACTCACCTATTGTCCTGGACAAAGACCACCCTGGGCGGATCTTAGGAAAGAAGATACAGATGATTAGATATGGCAGTAGATAAAAAAGCCCCTTGATAAAGGGACTTGAAGGTAAATTTATGGATTTTATCAAAGCTATCTGGGACTTATACCCTCATACTAGAGCTGAGACTTTTTGGTTTATTATCGCCTTAGCCGAATTTTTCACTATGGGTCCTTGGGTCCTAAAGCTTTATCACAAAAATAGGAAGCTGACAAATCAATTAGGTTCCTCTTCAGTGGATCGTATACATATACAGACTGGAAGTATAGACATAGACTTAGCTGGTCAACCAGCTTCAAATCCGTCAAACAAACAAGAACAGTTAATTAGAGACATCACTTCAGGAACCATAAATAATATTAGTCAAAAAGAATCCACTACCAATGAGAACTAATATTATTCTTACCGTTCTTTTCTAAAGCACGAAGGGACTTATATGCACCAATAATACCTTCATCCAAGAAACCATAGCAAGATCTTAATTCAATCTTTTTCACGTCACTATTAACGTACTTCAGATTTTCGTCTGCTATTTCCTTTGCTGCGGATATTAAATTATCTCGCGCATCGTCCGATATGGTCAAGAGATACAGCCATGGTGCAAGTGCTTTAAGAATATAAACTGCTGAATAGAACACAAAAATGTATACGACAGCATGCATCAACATTGATAAAAAATATAAAAAATATAGCATATATTCTACCTCAAAGGAGAAATATAATGATAGGCAACATGTGGATTGCTCCACTAATCAAACAACAAAAAATAGACGGTGAAACTCAATACCTTTTCCAAGCAGGCAGCAAAATCACCGGTTTGTCGTTCCCAACTTATTATACTATGGACGCATTGATATCCATATCTGAATTGGATCTATCAGACCATAAAATAGACCATAAAATTGAAATAAGGCTAGACGATCAAATAATCTCAGTAAGTAATCTGAGTTCTGAGACTCTAATCGAAGCAAATATATTTGATGGTTCCCTGACCGCTGTAATTACACTAAGAAATTTTTTATTAAAAGAGTCTGGCATCAAAAAGTTTTCCCTTTATGTTGATGGCCAAGAAATGTCTGCGTTTCGGCTTAACTTTTCATCAACAAAATAATTTTGCAGCTACCACCTAGGGTATATCCTGGGAAAGAAGATCCAGATGATCAGATATGGCAGTAGATAAAAAACCTCGGCTGAGGGGCTTTTGAACTAGGAGCAATAAAATATGGACCCAAATCATTTTATCGATATGTATAATGCTTTGCCAGAAAACACAAAAGAAGCGCTTTTAAATCCAACAGCTCAAAGCATTGGAGATGCCATGGGTGGTGCGGCAAAGTTTATTCTGACTCCATTTAAAATGTTAGGTATCCTTAGTGACCATGCTTGTAATGATTTCAAAACAAGAATCAATAATAAATCGAAAGAAGTTCCGCTTGATAACCGAGATCCCAGTAAGCTTGGCCTGGTATTAAAAGCCATCGAAGAATCACGCTACCAGCTCAATGAAGATTTACTTCGAGAGATCTATGCAAATCTAGTGGTTTCTAGTGTAGACAATCGAAAAAACAACAAAATAACTCCTAGATACGCGACCGCTCTGTCGCAACTAGGAGTTGATGATGTTAGATTTTTACAGAAGCTATACTTTGCTGAGTCTCACAATTTTCCTTGTGGTAGGCTTATTTCAAAACGTGATGGTGGTTCACTAATTCTTACAGAGCCAGCTTACTATCCAACAAACGGTTCAATCGCGGTTCGTATTGCTGAAACGTTGGATATTCTCGAATCATTAGGATTAATAAAAGTGTTCTTTGACACTTGGCTTTCAAGTGATATTTATTTTCAGAAATATTCTGAGATTGAAGGTTTTCTCAAAAACTTTCATCCAAGTTTTTTAGCAAACAATGTTGAGCTTGAAAAAGGATACATTAAGCTCAGTGATTTTGGCCTGTCTCTTTGCTCATGTATTTTTGAATAAGCAGCTCAACTGCTTGTGTCTGCTCGTAATTCAAAACTATTTTTGCAAGGCCATCACTATAGCGAATAATTTGGCCATTTTCGAAATTTAATCCTTGTTCCATGTCTGTCACCTCTAGCAAATTATACACCCCTTAAACTAAATGGCACAAATATATAGACGTGGCAGCTAAAGCAGCATGATAGCTGGCATGCTTGATGACTATTTAGGGCAGACGGGGCTGTCAATTGAAGAGATCAGCAAGGCTCAATTCATGGAGCAATGTGGCCTGTCTGGCCAGTACGACAGCGCTGTCGATCGCGTCCTAGCACTACGTCTAATTGGGATTTAGTTGCAAACAAAAAAGCCCGCGCTTGCGGGCTTGAAAGGATATGTTATGAACGATAAGAATCATGTAAATGATACCACTGGCAAGCTTAAGGTCCCAGCACAAGAAGAAAGACACGCACCAGCTTTCAAGAAATCATCCAAATAGAATTAGCTTTTCTTCTTTAGCGTGATCATGATGAACTGCTGCTTAAAGTTAATGTGCTGCTGAACGTCATATGTGCTCTGTACCTCATTAGTAGCAATATTTTCAGCAACTTCATTGTAACTTGGCTGATCTTCCAACGTTTCAGTAATTGCTGGCACGATGTTGACAGAATAATTGTTAGTCGCATCCCCAGACACGTACGCTAAATATCCCCAGCCAAGTGGCTTATGGTCAAAGCTATAGCAATAAGCAAAGATTGGTTCATCGCTGGCGTTAATGTAGATAGCTTCCCAAGGACTAACTGCCGTAACTTCTGTTTTTCGGTTGCCAAGTCGAACTTTATTAACACACCAATAGATTAGCCGCTGAGCAGGATTTGCCAAAAGCAGTGTCACGGTAAATGACATGACAATAGTCAGCAATGCAGAGGCAACCAGCTTATGGGTGGCTTGCTGAATCAAGGTATAAAGTGCCATATCAATTGCCGTGAAAACGAGCGAGATAGCTATGCGGTTGTTATTTCCTTGTGCTTTATCGGCTGCCCCCACCAGGTCAACCAAGATGTAGTTCAGCGAACCTACCCCACCAACTGTAAGAAGTTCAAGCAAAATGCTGTTGAATGTGTTCATGTTGATGTCTCCCCTCTACCTAAATTATAAGACAGATGACGTGGACATGATAACACAAACAGGCCCGCAAGTGCGGGCTTAGAAGGATATAGAAAGAGGCAGAACATGGAATTGCTTTTATCTGACGAAGAAGCACAACATTTGATCAGCATCATTAAGAACATAGTTCCACAGCAGCCACATGTTCTTGAAAAGACTGCCAAGGGTCAAATTTCTATCGAAGCCAAAGAAATAAAGCATGGATTTATTCTGTATTACATGTTCGCATTGGACAATATCCATTTGAACTTCACTGATGCACGAACCCATCACACACTAGTAAGAATTAACTTAGACGAAAAATTCCATAAAAATAGTGACGGCCACAAAGTAAGAGGAAATCGTGTAGAAATATTTTCCGCTGAAGAATTTATAAAGAAGGGCGATGGATATACACACTACAAAGCCTATTTATTGCCTTTTAAGACTATTCGGAATACAAATGACTTTTTCGAAGCTATGGATGATATACTAAACTACACACACACCAGCAAAGGAAAAGAAACAATTTTTGTTCACAACACTACACTACTATGAATGGAGGTGATCCCATGTGTAGTCTTGAAAGAGAAATTGAAGCTATCACAGCTGATTGGCTTAAATTCTTGTGTCAAAGTTATAACTTCAAAATAGTCGATGACAATCACATCAACGTTGTTACTCCACTGACCGATGCATTTGATGATGGAATAACTATTATGATTTCAAAGCATAATCAAGAATACACTGTATCAGACCAAGGGTATACACTCTGGAACCTGGAGTCTCGAGGGATTAATATTTCCAAGGGTAGCCAACGGCAAAAAATTGTAAATTCTGTTATAAGAACAGAGAATGTAGAACTCTCAAAAGAAAAAGCGATTTTCAAGGTCGGGTTAAAAAGCCAAATTCCACAAATGATTTTCGATGTAACCCAAGCAATCATCAAAGTTGGCAACTTAGGTTTAACAAACTTAAACTTCCCACACCAAAAATAACTATGAAGCCTTGAAAACTCAATAGTTTAGCCAGTAAATATTCAATTAAGCTACTAGTGATGGCGATAATGCCTCTTGCATGTACTTTGGAAGGCGAGAA